GTTAGAAGTCACGAACACGGGGATGCCGTACACGTTGCCGATTTCGCCGTTACGGATGGTGTTAGAACCACCCACTTCGCCCACGAAAGCCTGCTCGGTGAAACGAGCAATGCCCATCAGGGTGTTACGGGTAGACGGGGGAACGATCAGGAAACGACCGTCCATCGGCACATCCTGGTCGTCAAGACGCTGGATCGAACGACGGATAGCGGCGTCGGTCAGAGCGCCAGAACCCGTGTTAGCACCGGCGTTGTAAGCCGTCGTGCCGTCAGCGCCAGAGAAAGCACCAGCGTAGGCAGCGTTAGCAGCGTTGCCGCCTTGCACGCCACGACCCAGACGGATGATGCTCGTGTCCACTTGCAGACCCAGAGCGTAGCCAGCGTCGTCCGTGTAGAACTGACGCAGCGACGACAGGGCTTGGGCTTCCACGATGTCTTCGATAAGACGCGAGTATTCCCAGTGCTGGTTGATCGTGATAACACGCTCGCCTTCGGTTGCAGCAATCAGGGTAACCTGAGTGTTAGCAGCCTTGGCAGAAGCATTGCCACGGGTAGGCGCGGGGATATGCACAGCATCGCCCTTCTTGCCCTTGAAACTCATCTTCTTGATGAGGTTCGCAGCAACCAGCGACTTCTTGTAAGCAGCAACAATTTCATCACTCCAGATTTCCGGAATGAATGTTGCTGCGGTAGTTACGGTGACTTGATCGGTACCTAAAGGCATTTGATTCTCCTAAAACAAGTTAATTTATTTAACCCTGTTTTCAGCGTACGCAGCCATGATTTCAGGTTGTAAGGCTTCGTATCGCGCAGGGTCTGTCATGCGTAGCCGGATAAGGTCGGCACGGCGATAAACTTTCTTAGAAGACTCCCCAGTTCCACCAACATCGACAGCAGCGGCTTTCATGTTTGTTTGCCGTACTTCTTTGGCAGCGGTAACTGCTTCGTTAGTTCGTACACCCTTGATTGCCTTGAAGGTAGAAATCAACTCATCAGCAGCGTTAAAGTCGTACTGTGCATCAGCCAGTGCGTACATGTTCACGCGCATCGGAGAGGATTTAACCCACGCTGCAAACTCAGGGTCTTGAACCACATTAGCAAAGTCCGGATGCTTTTTAGCTAGTGCTGCTTGCGTCTGTAATTGACGCATTTGCATGGTAGCCTGCTTTGCAGCAAGAACATCAGGATGGTTTGCTACAGCGTTTTGAACCGCTGTCTTGGGGTCTTCAAAAAAGTCTAATTCGTTTTCTACTTCTGGAGGCTTCTCTTTACGTTGAGAGAGTTGTTGCTTCAGTAGCTCATCAGCTAATCGTCGAACCTCACCCACCTCTTGTGCCTGACGACCAATGAGCTTTTCAGCTTCTTGGTGCATAGTCACAATCTCCTCAAGACTCTTGCCCTTGTATTTATCGGGAATCTTGGGAGCTTCTGGTGCAGCGGCTGCTTTAGCCTGCTGTTGTTCAACTGCTTCTAATTCGCTTTGCTGAGACAGGTCTTCATTTTCAATAAGAGCCATACCTAACCTTTCCTGCCCATACGGGTTCTAGGATAATCTAATGCAATCAGGTTATTCGCCGTGAGAGGCGGCCTTCTTGCGTTCTTGTTGTTGTTTCTCCGCCCTCACACGCTCCCATCGGCTATAAGCACCAGGGAAAGCCCCGGTAATGCCTTCTAGGTTCACGCGAGGGGCAGAAACAACGCGAGTAGCGGTAGTGTCACAGTGGATGCACTTCACGCTACGAATATCATCGTCAATCAGTTTCTCGAATACGTGTCCATCTTCGCATACGAATTCAAACATTCGTTTCATTCTTCTTCCTCCAACTGCTTAAAGACTTCCTCGCAGGTTTGCTTGCGTCGTAAGATTAGTTCAAGAATGTCCAACTGGCCTTTCCGGAAGTAAAGGTCTTGTGTGTCCGTTACCAGTGATAAATCGTTGATGCTATCTTTTAATCGTTGCAAGTCTTCTACTAAGTCAGTCCATCCGGGTTGGATGAAGAGAGTAAACTGATTCTCGTAATATTTCTGTAAGGGTTGCTCCATAAAGGAATCCTTTAGAGTTCATAATAGTATATTATACCAAACTTTTACACTTTTGTCAAGTACTTTTTACTGTTTTCTTGACATTTGTGCTAAAGCAATGCGTTCGTTGCTGTCAATGTCCTTCTCTTTGATTGCCAATTCAGCTAATTTCACCCGACGGGCAAAGTCAGCCGTTTCGTCATTCTCATTGAGGTTGTTAGACAGGGCAGCGATGAGCTTGGCTTGAGCCAGTTGCGGCGTAACTTGGGCTTCAACAGCGGCCTTCTGAGCTTCTGCCTGCTCCCGTGCTGCCTTAGCCTGGGATTCCTGCAACTGAGCCTGCACCAGCGCCATCTGAGCCTGTTGCTGCTGCATTGCAGCCTCTTGAGCCTGCGGGTTGGGCTGAGACATCTGCTCCAGCGCCGCCAGAAGGTCACCACGGTTGCTCAAACTGCTGTTCTGGAGGATTCCACGCAGAATCAGAGGCAGAACAGGCGTATCCGGGCCTAAAGTCTGCAACAGGGCAATCATTTGCTGCTGTTCAAACTCACGGGCAAGGATGCCAAGCGAAGCAGTCGGTACAAACGTCATATCCACCGTCGGATAACGGTCAGGATCGAACTGCATGAAACGGAAAGCAGCCTTGTTGATGAACGGAATCATGAAATCTTCTTGGAAGTTCGTCAGCGTACGCTTGTACTTCTTGATGATTCCGGCCATCGCCATGCTCATGCCGCCTGCACCAGCGTCACGAGGCACATTGGAGGGCATTCCTGCGCTGTCAACGGTTCCAGTGGCCTGTAACAGCATACGTTCGAAGTTCTGAGCCGCATTCATGGCATTGCCGTCGGTTTGACCGAACTTGAACGGGAACAGAATCTCGCCAGGATTGCCGTTGGTGAGGATAGCCTTACCGGGTTTAACCTCAAACTTGGCTCCACGAGGCAGGCGCGTAGCGTCCATTGCAATCATGGGTGCCGTTGTAAGGGCCAGAGAGTCCATATGGGCGCGTAATTGCCCGTCAATGGCCTTCTGCATGTTGTAAGCCTTTTCAACCGTGCCACGGCCCCAGAAACGGCCAGGAACGGTGTCATCTTGGTAAGCTACCACAGGCCGATCCTTCATCATGTAAGGATTTTCTTCGGCTTTGAGCAGCATACTGTCGTTGGCAATCACGACAATGGCTTCAACTAAGTTGGCATACTTGTCACCAACAGAGTTTTCAGGGAAAATCTCTTCGTATTCTTCCTCTTCGTTCTCAGACAGGTACTCACGGGGCACTAAACCGTAGTAAGTGACCAGCTTTACCTTGTCGTCTTGGAACTGTTTTGGGTCTTGAGTAGGCTCAAGCTCCTGATCTTGGTATTCGGTGGTGATGTCTACCTTCTTGTAGATACCGTTTTCGATACCTTCGACGATCTTGTGGATAGAGACATACTTCTCAATGGCCACACCGAGGGCATCTTCGATGCTTTCAGCGTTCGGATCAATCAGGAAGTTCTTGGGATTGACCGGCTTGAGCTTGATCGCTACACGCTCTTGCTCTTGAACGCCGATAGCAGCCGCATCCGTGACACCGGGAATGGCCTGAGTCGCAGGGATGTACTCCATCTCGGACTTGACCACGATCTCACCGATGCCGGTGCCGTAGATTTCTGCCATCAATTCGATGTGATCGACAGACTTCTTGATCTTGTCCTTCTTGAAGTCCTCCATCAACTGCTTACGCAAGGCTTCAATGTCCAGCGGAGAGCCGTCAACATCACGAACATCGTCTTCGATGTCGAAGAAGTCTCCGTTACCGAAGATAGCCTCAACAATCTCAGCGTGACGAGTCTCTACCGCTTGTTGGGTGGCTGGACTAATGATGCGAGAGCGTTCCGAATCACGAGTGCGATCACTTGAATCCCACTGCCCACGAAAGATACGCTCATACTCAAGCCAAGAATCTAGGTAGTTGGCATCACGATGGTCACGCCACCGCATGATATGGTCGGTAATCCAAGCCGTGAGTTCTTTCTCGTTCTCTGTCGGCTCCTCAAACTCTTCCTTCTTGTTGTCGTATTCCATCACCACTTTTCCTTGTTGGCAACTGCTTTGCACATTTCTA